CAGACGTGTGCTCTTCCGATCTATGTATGCGCACCCCAACCTTTTAATACATAACGCTTTTTGCAACCTTGTTGCATTTAGATTTCACTTTATTGCAACAAAAATGTAAATTGTTGCAACATGTATAAAATTTGTTACATTTGTAAAATATGCCAAGATTCACAAGAAGCCAATTTGCCGAGCTGATAAAAAAAACAGCTTCATATATCAATGTTTATGTTGGCAGAAATGCAATTATTTTGTCGCATGATGAGAAAGGCTTTGAGTTTATAGACTCGGATTTAGAGTTAAATAAATACTTCCTCCAAAAAAGAGGAGTGTCTTTGGATGGATCGGAATTACCAGAAGTAATAAAACCCAAAAAAACAGTAGAGTCAGAAATTGAGCAAGCACAACAACCCTTAGAAAAAGTAAAAACAAAACACGCAAGGTCAGAGGGAGAGTCAACAGGATATGTTGACCTAGACAAACAAAAGAAAAAACTAGAGATTGAGAAACTCCAAAAGGACGTACATCTCAAAGAAATAGAGCTAAAGAAAAAACAAGGCGAAGTAATACCAGTCGATGTGATAAATGGACTAATATCTAGACTTGGCAAAAATTACGTGACTAGCTTCAAAAACGAAGCGGATAAATATCTGACTCATGTGGTGAATAGAACAGGAGCAGACAGAGAGACCGCCAACAAATTAAAAGGGGACTTGATTGAATCGATTAACAACGCTATAAAAGAAACTTTAGATATTACGTCAAAGGAACTGGAGGCTATTGTGAAAGATTATACGGTAAGTAGGAAATAACGGTTGCGTATATGAGAGGTACGCCACCGATAAACTTAAATAAATGTAAAACCGCTTATTGGCGTATCTCTTATATACGTTGTTAGGCACAGTTAATTTAATTATGGAAAATAACACAACACAACCTTATGGTGAAAACCCAAACAACTATGTTGCAGGATTAGTAGAAGTTGATTGCTTCAAAGATGAACAAGAACTTATTAAAGCAGAATATATGTTAGACAATGACAAAAACAATTCTTATTGGAATGGTCGTGTTATTTTCTTGCATGATAAAATTGCACTAAAAAAGAAAATAGAACAAAGTTTGCGTGATGGTACTTTTAATTGCACCTAACTACTATATGTACAAATCACTCATAAAACATTAAATATAAACAACTTAAAAAACAAACTTCGGAAACTAAGCTAATTTAGTTTCCGAACAAAAAAAAAGAACATGGTAACAATAACAATAGACTTTGATAACACATTAACAAGATCGTGTGTCCAGATGGCTGTCAAAGAATGGATAGAAAGAGGTATCGACGTTTGGATTTTGACGGCAAGATTCGACGAGTTGCACAAACACATGTATCCTATAAACCCAAAAAATGATGAAGTTTACAAGATTGCAAAAGATGTTGGAATCGAAAGACACAAGATAATCTTTTGTAATATGCTTCCCAAAGCGAACTATCTCAGAGGGACTAATGTATTATTTCACTTAGATGATTCAAGTGTTGAGCTTCAAGAGATATTAGATTCAAAAATTAAAACTATTCCTTTGAGTGTATTTGACGATTGGAAAAATAAGGCCGAAAATTTCTTAAAGATATGATAGAAACCCTTCAAGATATACTAAATTTCTCCCCTCCATACCTCAGCTCTATTAAACCGAGCGAATGGGCTGAGCAAAACAGGGTCATGAGTTCAGACACAAGTCCTTTTCCTGGAAAGTTTAGCTATAGTACCACGCCATACTGGCGAGAGATAGTTGACAGATTACAACCAAGTGATCCTGCCCGTATCGTCACAATTATGAAAGGAGCGCAGATTGGCGCATCAACTGGAGTTTTGGAAACGGGTATTGGCTGGATAATGTCCCAAAATCCAGGTAACATCTTACTTACAGCAAGAGACGAAAGTTTGATTAAGAAGATGATGGACACAAAGATTGATCCGATGATCAAACAATGTGGAATTACTCACCTTCTTAGACCTCACACAATAAAGAAAAAAAACCAAAGAACAGGAGACACAAGCACTAGCAAGGAGTTTTCGGGCGGAACGCTTACGGCTATGTCAATCCAGACACCAGAGAGAGCGCGTCAGATTACTTGTCAGTACGGGTTCTTGGATGACTTTGAAGCAGCTAAAACATCAGAAAGTGCAGGATCACCAAGCAAATTGTTTGAAACTCGTTTCTATGCGACTTATGACAAAATGAAATTATTTTATATTAGCACGCCAGAGACGAAGCAATCAAGTCACATTGAACCACTTTACTTAGAGGGAGACCAAAGAAGGTATTACGTACCTTGTCCATGTTGCGGTGACTTCATTACAATAGAATGGTCAATTGTTAACGAAAGAGGAACTAAATGCGGAATAACTTGGAAGTTGGATGGCAAAGGTAAGGTAATCAAGGAAAGTGTGGGTTACACGTGCCAAAGTTGCGAAGGTTTCTTCACAGAAAAACACAAATACGACTTACTACTTAATGGCGAATGGAGACCAACGGCAGAGCCACAGAGGGAAGGTAATTTCAGCTATCAAATAAGTTCTCTTTATTCCCCCCCAGGTATGTCAACTTGGGAGCATTATGCAAATGATTATGTCACTTGTTGTCCACCAACAGGTAAAGTCAACATGGCACAATACAAGACATTTGTAAACACAGTATTAGGTCAAACTTGGGAAGAGCGAAACAAAGAAAATGATGCAAGAGGCATCGCTTTAAATAACCGAGATTATGACATTGGAGTCATTCCAAAAAATAAAAGCTTGGACGACGGAAACGGAAGGATAGTATTAATCACTTGTTCTGCAGATATGGGGGGGTACAACGATGACGCAAGACTTGACTATGAAGTGGTGGCGTGGGCAGAAAATGGCTCAAACTACTCAATTAAGCACGGAAGCATTGGAACATTTGAGAGGTTTAAAGGAAAAGAAGGGCAAGAAGCACAAAGAGAGCGATTAACTTACGACTTGGTATCACCTAATTCAGTTTGGCCACTATTTGAGGAAGTTATTAGTAAAGTTTATGATTGCGATGACGGAACACAAATAGGCATTCAAGCGACAGCACTAGACAGTTCCGCATTTACTTCCTTTGCCTACAACTATTGTAAGTGGACCAAGTGCGCAGTATTTCCAATTAAGGGTTTACCAGAAAAAGCAAACAGATTCGCAGACGGCGCTAAGGTATACCAAAAAGGAAAAGAAACAGACAATTTGTATATTTTGAATGTAAACAAGATTAAAGACTTTGTTTCTGAAATGATGGATTTAAATTGGGGAGGTTTCGGAGTGGATCAACCGCCTGGATTTATGAATTTTCCAAATTCGGATGGGGTTAATTACACCTTTCAAAATTACTTCAAGCATTATGAAGCCGAGCAAAGATATTCAGACCCAAAAAAGGGGACTGTATGGCTTAAGAAACACAGCGCAGTTGAGAATCATTTCTTTGATTGCCGTGTCTATAATTACGCAATTAGGGAGATATTTTCCGCTATAGTTTGTGAAAGTATAGGAGAAAGGGACGGAAGTTTTGATAAATATGTTAATATAGTATTTGGGAGTTAAAAAAAACGCTATGAATAAAATAAAAATTGGGAGTGACTTCTCTGGAGTAGGTGCATTTAATCAAGCTTTGAAACGGTTAGGGATAAATTATGAAGAAGTATTCGCTTGTGATATGGATAAATACGCAAGGCAAACATTTATATTGAATCACGGAGAGCCAAAAGACTTTCCAATAGATGTGTATGATAGAGAAATTCCAAAAGAATCATTGGATATATTCATGACTTCGCCCCCTTGTCAAGCCTTCAGCTTAGCAGGTAAAAGAAAAGGTGAAGACGATAAAAGAGGTATATTATTTTACAATTCGCATGAGTTTATCCAAAAAAATAAACCTAGATTTTTCATCTTTGAAAACGTAAAAGGCTTGTTGAGCGACTCAAATGGAAAAACATTTCAAAAATGGTGTGCCTATTTAGGAGGTAAATCAGTAAACGGAAATCCAACACTATTTCCAGAAATTGAATCCGTGCCTTATCATATTTATTACAAGGTTCTAAATGCCAAAAATTACGGAATACCTCAAAACAGGGAGCGTATCTTTATTGTTGGTATTCGAGACGATCAAGACAATGAGTTTACATGGCCCAAAGAAATCCCTTTAGAAAAAAGGCTAAAAGATGTATTAGAAACTGAGGTGGATGAGAAGTATTTTTTGAGTGAAAAATTTTTGAATTATTGTTACGCTCACAAAGAAATACATTCAGATAGAGGAAACGGATTTGCTTTTGAACCAAAAAAAGAAAATGATATTGCTGGAGCGATAAGTACAAAAGCAGGTACAAGACAGACAGATAATTACGTAGAAGCCAAAATCGGAGCAATCCGAGGAAGGAACCCAGAAAACCCAAAAAGTCGATTTTCAGGACTAGCAACTGAGCAGACGTTGGAAATAAACGAAAACGGGACAAGTAATGCGCTTACAACTGTGCAGAAAGATAATGTGGTGATATTACACAATTTACACGGAGGTTTTGACGAAAGTGAGCCAAGAATATTTACAGAATACTCACCAACAATAAGAACCGCAAAAGGAGGTGGACACATACCAAGCACAATAACACATTCACGCATCCGCCGACTCACACCGCTGGAATGTTTCAGATTGATGGACTTTAACCAAGACTTTAAGTGGGACGTAAGCGACACACAGTCATATAAACAAGCAGGCAATTCAATTTGTGTAGGAGTATTAGCGGGGATACTTGCGAAATTAAAATTATTTACCTAACTTAGTAACTGCAATTTAGAGCAGTTGGTCAGCTCGCTTGGCTCATAACCAAGAGGTCGCAGGTTCGAATCCTGCAATTGCTACAAAACTCCCAAGTTTTTATTTCTTTTAGCGTGGAAATAAAAAAACCTAGACGTAAAAAATCTAGGTTTTTTATTTTGATTCATTTTTTTTTAGTATATTTCCAAAAAAAATGATATACGACTCGCCAGAATTATATTTAGAGGACTCAACTTCAATCAAAGATAAGATTGCAAGGATAGACACTTTGATTGCTTCGATGTACAATGCAGCAGACAAGGCGGCACTTACTGGTTCAGTAGATTTCTATTCTATTGACGACGGACAAAGTAAGATTCAAACTAAATATAAGGGAGTGGACGCAATAATTGAGCAGATAAAAGGACTCGAAAAGTTGCGCACAATGTATATGAATAAAATTAACGGGAGAGTGGTGACACTTAAAGATAGGAGGGCGTTTGGCTAATCAATTCACTACATGGTACAATTCACTTTTAGGAAAAGAAGTAAAAGTTGAAGTCGAATATAAGGCATACGATGGTCCAGCTGTTAATGTATCAGCACAAGCGCCTATTTTAAGAATGCTTTTTGATGGCGAAAAAACACCAGGCGAAATTGGGGTCATTCGTGATTGGCAGATGGACACAGTCGCGCTTGCTTTTCGTTCGTGGCAATCGTTCACAGAAAATGACATCACTCAAGATGTAATTAAGAAATTTGTACTTTGGGTATGCGGTGGAGGGTTAAAACTTCAAAGCGAGCCTTTAACCACTATTTTAGAAGATATTGGAATCGCAGACTTTGACCACGAGAAATTCACAAACATTGTAGAAGCAAGATTCGCACTATTTGCAAAAAGCCAAAAAGCGAGCTGGTCAGGTGAGCAAAGCTTAAATGTTATGTGTCAAGAAGCATACAAGAACGCTTTAATAGGTTGTGATGTTCTAGTAGTTCAAAGAGTTCAAGGCGGTAAGCAAACAGTCCAACTGATAGACACAGCACAACTTGGAACGCCGTCCAAGTATTTCATGTCAAGTGAAAAAAGAATCATCAAAGGAGTAGAGATTGGTAGCAGAGGTGAAATCATAGGTTTTCACGTAAAGAAACCAAACACATTTGACGATTACGAGTTTATTAAAGCAAGAGATTCAAAAGGGCGTAAGATGGCTTATTTGGTTTACGCTACCAAAATGAAAATTGACGACGTTCGAGGTATTCCAATCATTACGCCAGTTCTTCAGACTTTGGAAATGCTGAATCGATACAAAGAAGCGACAGTTGGAGGAGCTGAAGAGCGTCAAAAAATTGCTTGGTTTTTTGAACACAGTAAGGATTCTGATGGAGAAAATGCACTAACAGAATCGATAAAAAAATCCTTTGCTCCAAACGGAGCGGATACACATTCAAAAGATTATTTGTCAGAAATTCAAGAAGCTCAAGGTCAAATTGCTTTGACACAGCAAAAAAGCATAATTAACCCACCAGTTGGAGCAACCATCAAAAGCATTCAATCTGATCAAGAGATAAATTTTAAAGATTTCTTCTTGACAAATATCAACATCATTTGTGCGTGTATAGGAATACCACCAGAAATTGCACTAAGCAAGTATGATTCAAATTTTTCGGCATCAAGAGCAGCAATAAAGGATTGGGAACACACGTTAAATGTTGCAAGAAGGAATTTTTCAGAGCAATTTTATCAGCCAATTTATGAACTTTGGTTGGATTTGAATGTTTTGACAGGAAAAATCAAAGAGCCGAATTACTTAAATGCATTAATAGCTCAAGACGATGATGTTTTGGGAGCTTATCGCAATTGTAGATGGACAGGAGCAAGCGTTCCGCACATTGATCCGTTAAAAGAGGTAATGGCAGAGAGAGCAAAACTCGGAGATTTAGGGGCAAACATTCCACTTACAACGGTAGAAAGAGCGACCGAAAATGTAAATGGAGGAGAGTCAAATAGTAATATCGAGCAGTTTTTGAAAGAAATGGCTAAGATGCCAAAAGAAGAAAAAGAAAAACCTAAAGAAAAAATTGCAAAAGAAGAAAAATAGTATTATTATTGGGTTCAATTACAATTAAACGACTATTTGTTTAAGTACGCAAAATTCAATTTTCAGTATATGAAAAAATAATGGCAAAAGAAATTTTATTATACGGAGACATTTACGATTATTCCGCTGAAAGATTCATTAATGCAATGAATGAAATAAATGCTAATGAAGAGTTGACTTTAAGAATTAACTCGAATGGCGGAGAGCCGAATGCAATGGCAGGAATGATTGATAAATTTAAGTCTCACACAGGTGTTAAGAAAATTAAAATTGATGGAAAGGCTTTTTCAAGTGCTTTCTTTTTTGCATTATACACAGATTCAGCAAACATTGAAGCATCCGATTTGAGTAGAGCATTAGTTCATAGAGCAGCATATCCAGAGTGGGTTGAATCAAATCCAAAGTATATGACTGCGGAAATGTGGAGTTTCTTGGACGCAACAAATAAGAATCTAAGAACAGCACTAGAAGCGAGAGTGAATCCAGAAGATTTTAAAAAAGTAACTGGAAAAACAATCGACGAGGTTTTCTCAAATGAAAGCCGAATAGATGTTTTTTTAAGTGCAAGTCAAATGAAAAAATTAGGACTTATCTCAAAAATAAATAAATTAACACCATCTAAAATGCAAGCAATAGAGGCTTCGTTTTATGATGTGGCAGCAAATTATAATGGTGTTCAAGTTCAAGAAGTTGAAACTGAGGAAATTACACCAACACAAGCAAGCAACCAAGCAAATCAAGGTATAAATTTAAACACAAAAAACAGAAAAATGACAGCAGATCAGTTAAGAGCTGAACACCCTGACATTTACGCTTCCATTCACGCTAGTGGCGTTAATCAGGAGCGTGAAAGGGTTAAAGCAATTCTAGTGTATCATTCAGTTGATGCACAGAAATCAGTAGAGCTTGTGAATGCAGGTTCAGAGTTGACACCTTCAGAGAGAGAGGCGTTCAACTTGAAGGCTATTCAAGCAAAAGAAGTAACAGCAATTGAAAGTGCATCCGCACCAGTTGTGGTTACAGCACCAGTTGAGGCAACTTCAGAAGCAAATGCAGAGTTATCAGCATTTGAAGCAAAATTTAAACAATTGAAAGGAGGAAACAATGCCTAATTCATTGATACAAAACAGAAATACGGAGAATATATTTCTTCAAGTTGACATCACAAAAACTGGCACGTTTAAAAACATCACAGGCGCGGCTTTGGATTTAGTTCCTGGTCAAGTCCTTGGTAGAGTTGGTACGGGCGGTGATTTAGGAAAAATTGTTGCACTTGATCCAGCTGCTACAGATGGCTCTCAATTTCCGTATGGAATTTGCATGACCACATCGGATGCAATTGCAGATGATGGAGAGGTTGCAGTAACTGTATTAAAAGCAGGTATTGTTGATAAAGAACTTGTTGTGATGCTTTCAGGTGACGCAATCACTAACGTAGTTACGCTTATAACTGTTGAAGACAGATTGGAAGCAATGGGTATTTATTTGAAAACAGTTACGCAGTTGAGCGCGTACGATAACCAATAAGAAGATGGCTAATTTAAGTTTAACAGAAGCAAGAAATTTCTTTACAAAACAGCTGATCGCCAGCTTTAAAGAAATTCCAGTGGTCTCCGCATTAGGTAGATCATTTTTCCCAACTGTAGAAACAGGCGTTTCAGAAATCTCAATCGAGGTTGAAAGAGGAACAGAGCTTGTTGCGGTTGATATTATCAGAGGTGCAGAAGGCAATTTGAATAAATCAACAAAATCAACAGAGAGAATCTATGAGACTCCTTTGTATGACGAAAGAATCAATATGGTTTCGACAGACGTTTACAAATCTTTGTTTGTAAACTCAAACGGCTCAGTCAATGAATCTCAAATGTTGAATTATGTTGAGAAGACAGCAGAAGAGATGTTGAAGTTAAGAAACAAAATCGAAAGAGCTTACGAATATCAAGCTTGGCAGGTTTTGGTTGATGGTATAGTAACATCAGCAGTTGGTGACAATATTGATTTTAAAAGAAAAGCAGGTTCAAAAGTAACGGTTGCAGGTGGTGCAGAATGGAGTGTCACAACAGTTGACCCAAGAGCGGCTTTACAGGCAGGATGCACATGGTTAAGAACTAATGGACTAGTTAACGCAGGCGTATATAACGCTATTTTAGGAGAATCAGCATTTGCGGCATTAATTGCAAACCCTAAATTTCAAGCAGTTGGAGATGTGAGAACATTTGAAAAATTAACAATGATCAACGAACCACAAAAAAATTCAGTAGGTGGCGTTTTTCATGGTCAAATTTCAGCAGGATCTTATTTGATAAACTTATGGACATACCCACAATATTACACTAATTCAAGCGGCGTTGCAACTCCATATTTAGATCCTAAAAAAGTGGTATTGTTACCAGACACGACAAACTTTAGACTTGCTTTTGCAACTTGTCCTTATGTTTTCAGCGACAATGGAACAGATGTTGTGAGACCAATGAGAGGAGCTTATCAGTTGCATGATTCGGTGGACAGAAACAAGAGAGCGCACTATTTTGGTGTACAATCTTCTGGTTTAGCGATTCCAGTTGCAGTTGATACAATCTACACGGTAAAAGTATTAGCATAAAAAAACTCTGGGGTGAATACAAAAATTCACCCCTAAATTTTCTAAAATTATGGCACTAAGAAAAGCAAAATTATTTCGTTGTTTATCAATTTCAGCAAAGAACAACAACAAAATTTATAGACTTGAAGATGGCGAAGTATTCACCGAAGATCAAGTTAATAATTTTGACGAGTTACTTGAGTCTGAGGCTATTCAATTAGTTGAGGAAATTGCACCAGCTAAAGTAGAAATCGCACCAGCTCTAGAGCAAATCGCACCAGTTGACCCTGTAATTATTGCAGTAAACGAAAAAGAAATCAAAGGACCTCTTTCAAAATCAAATAAAAAGTAAATGTCACAACTAGACCAAGCAAAAACTGACTATAAAGCAATCTTAGATTCTAAGGACGATTGGAGCGTTGATGTCACAGTCACTAATCCAATTACAGCTCAGACAGTTACAATTGCAGGTCATGGAATGACACACCACTTAAAATTTGACTTAGATAAAGGACAAGCAGTAAACAGCAGACAAAGCCATATCACCTTGTCAATCGACAGTTTAGTTGACGCAGGTTATACTTTGTTTGATGCAAACAACAAAGTTGCACTATACAAGCACAATGTAAGTTTCTCAGGAGATAATTACTATATCACAGAATTCTTTCCAGATTTGACTTTGAATATTGTAACTTGTATTTTATCGGTAAAAAATAACTGATTGAGATGCCTAAGATTACCAAGCCTATATTGCCAAAAAACCTCGATATTATTCGAGCAAAGATAGGAGCAATTTTGGTAGATGAGCTACCAAATATAGCAACACTTAACACTGACTTAGAACTTGCAAACATTCAAGTTGATTTGGAGAGATTTACTCCAATAAATGAAAATGAATACGGTCCTAATGTGGTTGTAAGATTTACAGGCGGAACTTTGGAAGGTAGAACATCAGTTGGTCAGCAGTGGAAGTATAACTTTGCTTTGATGGTTTATTCGAGTGTGGACGAAACAGATGGAGACAAAAAAGCGGCGCTTTTAACCTCGAAAGTTTTGGGTATTATAAATGAAATTTTCACTTTTAGTGATTACCTTCATTTGGACTTACCAAAACCGATGATATTCAGAACGGAAGTCGCTCAAATTGAAATCATGGATTCGCAAGACACGCAAGAATCTTTGAATGTTTCAGTTGGTGGTTTGCAATTTTCAGTAACAGCTCAAGAGTCGCCGAATACAATTGACGAAAAAGTGTTGCAAGATTACCATAATAACATGAAATTATTTAACTCAAACAAAGGATTTGAGTATGAATGGACAAAAACAATTTAAAATAAAATAGAAATGGCAATAAGCACAGCAGTTAATATAAATCGAGTGTCTAGGACACTAGGTTACGAGTTGCAGAAAGGCAATTTTCAGCCGACAAGTCCAAACTTGCCAGCTTCGATTGCAATATTTGCAGAAGCGAATGCAGCTAATCAATCAGGACTTGATACGGTTGGTTACCAAATTAATTCATCAAGAGAGGCGGGCACTCGCTATGGATTTGGCTCACCAATTCATAACATTTCAAGGATTCTACTCCCTATATATGGGTCTGGAGTTGGGTCAACACCAGTTACTGTTTATCCTCAAGAAGAGGCATCAGGTGCGACTTCTCAGATAAATACCATTACGGTAACGGGAACTCCAAGCGAAAACACTTCTCATTATTTGAGAATTAACGGACGTTCAGATGTTGACGGGCAAGGCTATAACTTTACCGTTACTACAGATGACACAGTGACCACGATCGCAGCTAAGATTGCAAGTGCAATCAACGCATGTATAGGCTCACCAGTTTCAGCTACAAGCGCACTTGGAGTGGTTACGACAACAAGTAAATGGAAAGGTGCAACAGCGGCAGAAATAAACATTGAAGTGTTTACCGATTCAGCAAGTGCAGGAATGACTTATGCAATCGCAAGCACAACAACAGGAACAGGAACACCAAGCATTACAGATGCTCTATCACAAATCAGAAACATTTGGACCCCGTTCATCATTAACTCATACGGCACAGGCAAGCTTACTGAGTTGGAAACTGCAAACGGTACACCTGATGTAATTCCAGCACAAGGCAAGTATAGCGCGGAAATTTGGAAGCCTTACGTAGCCTTCTTTGGTTCAAAATTAGCTACAATTTCAGGCGTTACTGCAATTACAGACGCAAGCGGAAGAAAAACACAAGTCACAAATGTGCTTGCACCAGCTCCAAACTCAAAAGGTTTTGCTTATGAAGCAGCAGCAAATGTTTGTTATTTGTGGGCGGTTACATCAAACGACACACCTCATCTAGATATTTCAGGTAAATATTATCCTGACATGCCGACACCTATAGATAAAAATATAGGCGATTTCGTTGAGTCTATCAATAGAAATTCGATGGTTTTGAAAGGATCTTCAACCGTTGATTTGTCAAACGACAAATATCAAGTAATTGACTCAGTTTCTACATATCATCCAGATGGAGAAATCAATCCGCAATGGAGATGGGTTAGAAGCTTAGTTCAAGATTGGAACATTCATTTCGGCAGAAAGATTTTGGAAGAAACATTTGTTCAAGACAAATCGATTGCGGAAAACGATCAGATTGTAAGTGTTGACGGGGTCATCAAACCAAAAGAATTCAAGCAATTACTTTCTAGTTATGCGGATGATTTGGCGGAGAGAAACTTGATTGTTGATGCTCAATTCATGAAGGATTCAATAAATGTGTCAACTGGAGAATTAAATCCAGACCGTTTAGAGTCTTACTTTGAGTATAAGCGTTCACCGTTTGCAAGAATTGTTTCAACAACAGGGAAAGCAGGTTTTGCGTTTGGTTTATCATAAAAAATTAAAAGTTAGAAAACATGACAGGTGGCGATATAATAGAAGTTAGATATAAACACCCGTCTCTAGGAGACGGTGTTTTTTATCCAAAAAGCGGTGAAGCTGGAGCATTCGACCCAGGCGGATTTATGTCTGCGGATGACGATGCAGGAATAGCTGGAAACGGTGAAATGATTGACGTAATGACTCAAAAGAGATGGTCATTGGAAATCGTTTGTGGATGGGACATGAATGACAAGAACGAGGTTGCAAAACTTAGAGCTTTGGAATCAAATCCTATTTTAGCAGACTGGACTTGGTCAAGTATCAACGGCACAGTTTGGGGTGGAAAAGGCAAACCAGTAGGCGGTAATGGTGGCGACAAAGGTGCGGCAACATTCACCTTGAAGCTACAAGGTGGCGGAAGAGCTACAAAAATAGTAGGTTAAAAAAATTGCACGCCTCCGACTCCTGATTTTCTTGGTTGATAATTAGGACATCGGTTGGCGTGCATAAATTAAATTTAAAAACCAAGAAAAAAAATGAAAGACAAAATTACATTAAGTCCAGAAATGGCAAAGGAAGAAACTCAGAAATGGTTAGACGCTAGAAGAGTAAAGGCTTCAAAAATTGAAAATTCAAAAGAGCTAATTGAAACAATTGAAATGGCTTTTTTAGACGGCTTCCTTGAATTTGATGAAGAAACAAAAGTTTTAAAACAAAAACTTGAGTTCCCTATTCAAAATGACAAAGGCGAAACGACAGTAAAATCATTGGAATATGCACCAAGGTTAAGGCAAATCAAAATCACTCAGGCAACTGAAGGAGTTTCAGCATCAAATTTCAATGCCATTCTTACGGCTTACGTAAGTGCAATTACTGGACAAGCAAAAGCAATCATTGGAGCATTAGACACAGATGATTTTGCAACTTCAAGGGCAATAGCGACTTTTTTTATGTAGTCCCAAATGAGGGACTAGAAAACGTGATAAAAACAATTATTCGGGAGTACCATTGGACTCCCGAAATTATTGACAATTTATATTTGGATGATTTGGATTATAATGGTATATTTTGGCATTATGAAGACATCAAGGAAGTAAACGAACAGATTAAGAGAAGCAACAAGAAAAAATAATGTCAGTAGCACACCAAATAGCAACTCAATTTACAGCAATAGACAAGTTCACAGCTCCTATTCAAAGGATGGAAAGAACAGTCATGGGCTTTGCGAATAGAGTT